TTCACTTGCCCATTGCAACACTGAATCATTATTGTCACAAAAAGTACAGAAAGTAAATTCCCAACTAGACCGATATGTTGGCATTTTATTACCGATATACTTTGCAGTATTTATTACCTGATATTTCCCTTGTGCATATTTACTCATAGCAAAATCGCACGTGATATATACTTGTTTGTAGTAGGAGTATTGCTTATACCCAATAAACTAGTACCAACTCTATTTAAATTTAAAAATATAGTTAGGTGCGCATTTAATTGTGATGCATCTAATTTCATGATTTCATCAATAATTGATATTGGGTCAATATTTTGACTTTCAGCAATAGATAAGATATTTGCTGCCGTTATATCTCCTGCCAATTTAGAGCCTCTCCAATTGTGAAGGAATGCAACTAACGCATCATTCTTATTAGATGATGTACCTCTTGTATTGAGTTTGGTGGCTGCATTAAAAAAATCAGTGGTCGAATCACCGATATTCTTTGGTGGTAAGTTTCCTGTTGCCATATATTATCCTAAACTATTTTGATTGTTCATGTTTATTACGGCACCAGGTACTAATGGAGATGCCACAGGTGAAGTATTAGTGGCCGATGCGTTTAATACATCTAGTATTGACCCGCTAGTTGGTGCAAATATAGTGGCTTGTTGATTTTTTCCACTCATAATGTTAACACCAATTTGTGTAAGTTCTGCCTTTGCCACTGCACCTAAATCGGCATTACCGATATTATTTGCGGCTCTTGCACCAGTGATTGCCGCGCCAAGAAGATTTCCTGAACTCAACTGTGTCAAAATACTTCCAGCAGCATCCACTGCGCCACCTACTCCAAAAATACTGGTTGTTCCACCACCGAATGGGGTAAGTGGACTTGGTGTATTGTCATAGTGTAATGCGTCAAATCCTTGTACTGTTTTGTTAGAAACTAAACCACTAATGTATTGTACGCCTTCGTAGGCAACTGTCATTTCATGTTGCAATGGCTCATATGCCCCTTGAGTGTGATCACCATGTCTAAATGCAGTAATCATTGGATTAATTAATGTATAACAACTAAACATTTTTTGGTGTAAACTATATATTCTGATGGTTGACAAATATCTATCTGGAGTTTTTGGGGTATACCCCCAATCTTGTTTTTGACGTTGTTGATATTTGTATCCTTGGGCGTACAATGCCTCAGTATAATCACCATCTCTAAAGTAATATGAATAATAGTCTTGCCAAAAGCCAGATACCACATTTGCACTATCGTCATGTAATGTCATGTTAATAGGGTCATAATTTATTGCATCTTGAACAATATTTTTTCTATTATATGAATTATATGTTTTATTCTTTATAGTGAATTTGGGAAGTGACACAGTTTTGGCTAACATGCCAATTTCAATTTGTTTATTAATATCAATTCTGGATGTTTGCGTGGCTGCATTCGGATTAATATCGACAAACACATGAAATAGCATTGATAATTTAGGATTCAACCGATACATACTATCCACGAACAATTTTGTTGCGTGTTGATAGTCTCTCATCGTATCACCAGTAGATACCTGCTTTAGGAGTGTGTTTAGCGATAAATCAAGATTCATATTATTCCATTATATTTGTTTTATAATATTTGTATATAATATTTATCATAAAAAAAAGCCCATAGTGGGCTTTTTGAGGTAAATTTTGGTCATTTCAACCTAACCAGTTATAGTTGTTCCTACTGCTCTTGATACCAATGTACCAATTCCAGTACCACCTGGTGTTTGTAGAGCATTGTCATATCTAATAGTTAATGCAATCTGAGCAGGTTCGTTAGTTGCATAGTTGAAATCACCGTAATCAGCAGTAGATAAATAACAACCATACATTTGCCATGTTTCTAACACAGTGGGTGAATGTACGCCATTGCCACCATCCATAACTTCAAATGTTGTCGTAAATTTATAGTCAATCCCTGCGGCAGCAGATGATTGTTCCATAAAGTCAAATTGTTTTTGCATTTGTTCGCCAACTCGTTTGGTGACTTCACCACTCGCATCGTCACGTAAGTTGCAAGTAACCTCTGCCCATGTTGGTTTACCAGCCAAATATATTCTGCTATTATATACTGGAATCTCAATTGGGTCGAAACTCAAACTTGGACGTTTGAAATCGATAACTTGTTTTGTTAATTCTGTCGAAGGTTGGCTAACACCAAAACCTAAAAAACTCACGCGAAAACGGAACTTTAATTTTGGCATTAACAAACCTTGTGTTGATGCACTTTGGGTAGTGTCCAACGGTACTGTAAATTTGCTTAATGATGATATTGCCATTGTGTTTATCCTTCTTATATTCTTTTATGTATGTATTTAGTATTAAATTATACAGATTTAATGGGGTAGTTTCCTACCCCACTCATTAAAATTATTACCCTGCTTTTACTCCACCTGGGTTTTTCAAGCGAATTGGGATATAAACAAATTCAACTGCTCTTGTAGGTTCAATTGCAATATCAATCCATAATTCGTTACGTGCAATACGGTCAGATGTGTTGTTTGAATCATCACAAATTACAGCATAATCAGTAATACCACGTTTCGCAATAAGGTCATTTAATACTGATTCAAATGATTTTTGAATTTGCTTGCGTGTAATACTGTCATTTGGTTCAAATATATAAGGACGAGCAACCGCATCAAGTACACCACGTAAATAACAAACTAAACGAGCCACGTTTACGCGATCCATTGAACTAGTCACCAATGTACAAGTTTTTTGTCCATATGCAACTATACCAGTACCTGGCAAAATTGTAATCGGATTAATTGCATTTTCATATAAAACATCGCGCAATGTGTTAGTTAAACCAATGCTAACAAATTGATTATCATTTAATCTATCAATGTAACCAATTCCTTGTGCATTATCAATGATACCACGACGTACGCCTGCTGGTGCAAACCATGGATAACTTGCATTATCACTACGAATTATTGTACGTAACATCATGTGACTTGGTGGTACTACAATACCATTGCCAGCAAGGTCAACTGTAAATCCACTTGGGTAATATATACCTAAGTATTCACTACGTGTACTCAATCCAATTGCATTGTCCACTGAAAGTTGTGTATTTTTACTCCAATTCGTCAAACTTTGTGAACTTGAATTAAGATCTAGTGGCGAATCACCAATAATAAATGCAGTTTGTTTACGGTCATTATTTAATACTACCAACGAAGATAATAATTCTGGATATCCTGGGCATGTAATTAAATTGAAACTTGTTTGATCCTCACGCAATGTTGTCGATAACCCAACTGTTGCATGCAATGCCTCAACTAATGTATTACGTTGTGCTTTATGACCAAAATATGGAACATTATCTGCATTAACACCACTTTGTGATACCCATGACGATACTACCGCAGGTAGCGGAGTTGAAGTAGCAAACCAGTTACTCTCAAAACGTTTAACATTAAACCCACTACGACGAGTATTAAATAATAATGCACCACGTGGAAATAGTCTGTAGTTTGGTGCATCAGGATCTAAGTAATTACTTGTCAATAAGGTTGATGTAGTTGAAGGCAAGTCACCAACCACTGGATCAATATTTTCATTATGTCCCCACCGTGCATCAGCAAATATAATACCGTCCGAACTAGTATCATCAGTATTGTCAATCAAAGACCACATCGATCCATCATATCTATAAATTCTAGGATAATTTTCTAAATCACTTGTATCCAACCATAAATCACCAGGAACTAACGCAGATGAATCTGTTTGAGAAGTTGGCTGAGTTGACGCAATAATAATACCCGTTGGGTTTGTACTAGTTAAATTATAACCACGAGCATCATTTGATACTGTCAAATATCCTTTCCAGTTGCTACCATCGTGTACCATGATATCAACTGCAGTTGGATCACTATTATACCAAAGTGTGCCATCTGGTGCATACGAGTATGGGACTGTATGTGATGGTACATACACCAATGGTTCAAACGGAGTAGCAAGATATTGAGAATTTGACACTTGCAGTTGTACATATTGTGCACACGATGCCTGTGTACCAGCAGTTATGCCAGCAACTACCAATGGTGTTCCTACTAAATAGGTAAATTTTATTGTACCACCAGCCAAATGGCTGATAGAAATGGCACCACTTGCCTCAATGAATGCCGCAATGTTTGGTAGTCTTGCGCGTTGAATTGCCTCTACAAATGCCACTGATGTTGTGCCAGTTAATGTAATAGTTGATATCACATCGGCACTACCTGGCACTGATACTTTCATTATGAATGATGTATTATTCGTAAATACCAATGGTACTGTTGGAACCACACCTGTAACTTTAAGAGCACCGATAACTTGTTTTATGTACAGTTTGAATGTCAATTGTGGGGGCAGTACAGTATTAGAAGAGATAAGATTATATCTTATAAATATCGTACCAATTGGCAATTGACCACCACCACCGGCTGGATCCAAATCCAAGATAGCATTTGAATCATTACTATACAATGGTGTTGTAATTAATTCCCAACTTTTTAATGCTGCACTAAATCTTTTCAATCCCCAGTTAGCACCGCTTCCTTTTGTACTAGTTTTAACCCACACACTACCAAATGGGCGTGGTACTACATCAGTGGATCTCCA